GTCTTTGGTCACACCTGCAAAATCCGGCCATTCAGGTAGCCCCAGGTCGCTGCGTATTTCATTCACAATGCCGAAGCAGTCGAGTAGCGGGTAGGCTCTACCGCCCTTCTGCCATTTAACAGAACGGTATTTATCAGGATTAAACATATTTGCCTCAGATTAGTAACGTAAGCCCGGGTGCTCGGCGAGGTTGTAACGTTTACGGGGCCAGGCTGTTTTGAGGACATTCATATAGCCTGCCGTGACCTGAACTGCTGTCGGGGTCCAGGAGCCGGATTTGATATCGAGCGTATACGGTGATGATGCCGGAGCAGACAGATCGGATGAAATGTACCGCCGGAATGTCAGCGTGGCTGATTTCATTTCATCCAGAATTTTATCGATCGCCTCTGAAACCCGTCCGTCAATATTGCTGATAGCAAACTTTAAATCCTGTGTCCCATCGGCGTTCCTGGCTGGTAAGGCGATATCTATCGCGCTGGCATCAAACGTCACCGGCTGACCATTTTCCAGCGTCACTGAAACGTCATCCCAGCCACTGGTTAGCCAGTAGTTATCATCTCCTGCCGATATCTGCAGCGTATCGTGAATAACCTCCGATCCGCTGCTGGCATATAGCCGCTCAAGAATTGTCATGCTTCGGCCACTCTCTGTTTAGCGCAATATCCAGTAACGACTGGCCCGCCAGCCATTCCGGGTAATTCCCCCAGCCAGAAGGCGGTAACGGGCGCTCCCATAATTCCAGCGTTGCGCTGTACTGCCAGTATTTTGGCGCGACCAGCGTCGGCCCTTCGTAAATATCCACGAACCTGGCTTTATAGGGCTTTACCCCGATGGGAGTCTGGAGTTTCAGATAGAACCAGGACTGGCCATCTTTAAGCGCATCCCTGAAAAACGCCTCAAACACCTGCGCCAGAGCATCAGTTTTAAAAATCCATTTAACCGATGCCTGGGTGGGTGTTGAGGTATATCGCCTTCGTTGTTGAGCGCGACCGGACGTCATCTCCGTTCGCAGCAAAGGTGATATGGGCTTAAACCCGTACCCGTCCATAAGCGGCATGGGCAGGTATTCGTCCGGGTAGAAAATATCTGCCATGAATATTCCCTCCGGGCAGGTTATCGTGGTTTTTTGGGCTGAAGGTTGGAGTAAAGAGCTCTACCGAAGGCATTTTGAGGATTGTTTACGTCGCTCGTCAGTTCAGATTTTATCTGTTTAGCCAGGCGGCGGCCGTGGGCATCCAATGTCTGCATCATCACATCATCCGGTTTACCAGTGAGGTGGTAATTGACGTTGATGTCACCAGTTGAAAGAAGTTGTCTTTCCTGCTGCTGCCTCGCAGCGTTCTGTACCGCCGGCGATTCCCGCCCAACAGCTTTGACCCCCAGCGAACCATCAGCACCACGGGTAAGCGGCATGATGGCTTCCGGCCCGGCCTCGCCGAATACACCCGCACCTTTCGCAAACGCAAAATATTGGGGAGTGCTGTAAACACCATTGCTGTAGGCAGAAAGTGACGGAGAATCGTAAACGCCTCCGAGAGCGTTAAATGAAAAATTAGCTCCCGCGCTTTGAATAGCGGTACCACTACTTGCCGCACCGCTGGCACCGCCAAAAAGACTACCGAACAACCCCCCCGCTCCGCCGCCAAATGACGCCATAATCGCTTTAGTGATCAACGCCTGTGTTGCCATCTGGATCAGCGTCTTAATCACCGTTTCGCCCAGGGAAGAAAAAATATTCGACATCCCATATTTAAACGAAGCAGCGCCTGTCAGGACGTTTGTCAGGTTGTTGGAGATAGAGTTAGTGGTGGCATCCAGAATCTCGCTGGTTGCAGTGGCAGCCATTGAACTCAGATCAGAAGCCTGATCGGCATAGTTCATCAGGGAATCGCTGATCCCCGCGCGCCAGTCTGACTGCTGTTCATCGGTTTTTTTGTAATACTCCTCCTGAATATCCAGGCGTTCGGCAAGCGCTGTTTTAAGCGCTTCCGTTTGCTTTTTATACAGGTCTTCGGAAATCTGCCCACGACTGAAATCACGCTGTAAGTCACGCTGCTGCCTGAGAAAATCAGCACGAATATCCGCCATTTCCGTCATTCGGTCACGGGCTTTATCCCCCTGTCCCGCGCCGAGGAAATCGATATTCCCCCTTTCCCGGGCGGCAGCATTACTGTCGGCCAGACCTTCGCGGAATGTTTTTAACTGTTCAGCGATATTTTTCTGATCAATAAGCGCCGCATTGTGCAGCAACGTTTCCTTTTTGGATTTTTCAAGCGAAGATAATTCCCCCTGAGTAACCTGATATTTCATCTTTGCCAGTTCAGTGTTTTGGCTGGAAAGAGCAATTTGCTCCCGTTGCTGTTTAATCAGCCGGGTATAGGTATCTTCGGTTTTCTCCGCCTCGGTTTTCCCATGCCTTCCTTTTGGCTTGGGTTTATTTTCCTGGTTGTTTCTCCATTCATTCAGGCCGTTATTAATCAACTCCTGCCGTCCGGTCTGAAACTGTGGGTCGTTAGTTAACCCCAGGTCATCCGCAGCATAACCCAGTCGTGCGCGCTCTTTGTCCTCACCTTTGAGTTTTGAAAGCGCCAGATCACGACGGCTTTTTTCAAGTGCAGCCGTTTGCTGGGTTGTGAGGTCTACCTGCGGTAAGCGTAGTGGTGCGTTTACCAGCCCCTGCCGGGCCATGAGGAGATTATTTCCGAGACCCAGCAAACGGTTAAATTCAGTATGCTCACCGTTCATCATTAATAACGATTGATATGCTGAATTCTGTTCTGCGGCCTGCTGCCGGATTAATGCTATTCGCCTGTTCTCTATCCCTTCCAGTACCGACTGGATCGACTCAGACTTAGCCTGCATCTGAGTCAGCCTCTCCTGTTCAACGGCCAGAGCGGAAGTCGCTTCTTCCAGACTACGGGTGACCGTTTCAACCGAAGTAAGGTGGTTTATCATGAAACCGCCACTGGTTGTCGGCCCGGGGTTGGACAGAACATACTGATAGCCCGCGATCTCTTCCTTCAGGCTTTTTACTTTTGATGCCTGTGCATCAACAAGACGGTTTTGCTCCTCCAGCGCCTGACGGGTTTTGGTCTCATTATCAGAAACTTCGGGCAGGGACATTGATTTTGTCTTTTCACGGACTGCATCAATGGTGTTTGCATATTCCTGAGCGGATAATCTGGCCTGTTCCTGATTCTGGTACATCGTGTACCAGGCACCGGCACCAAGCAAAACCAGCCCTGGAATACCGCCAACGAGGCTTAATGCTCCACCCATGAGCCGGGAACCTACAGCAGTAACCGAGTTCAGCGCAGTCTGAGCGGATACTCTGGCCTGAATATTACGGTTAAGTGACTCCTGCGCCAGTGAGAGCCGTTTTTCTGCAGCGGCCTGCGCGTCTGTACCCCGCGCCGCTGCCAGTGCCTGCTGAGCACGATAAACTGCAGCACGCGCGCGAGCTGTCGAAACCTGCATCCCTCTGACCTGGGCTTCAGCTAAAGCTACTTCACTTTTTGCAGCATTAATAATCCCGGCCGTTGCAGAGCTGGCACCAAGAGCCATATTTCCCAAATATCGGGCTGCACCAACGGCAACAAGCGCTCCGGCAGCAGTGGCGATCTGATCAATATTGTTGGCTACGCCATCAAGTAATCCGGTTAAGGTATTTGTCGCGCCACTAGCTTCATTAGCTCCACCGACCCATTGCATAAAAGCGTTTTCAACTTTTGTTGCCGACGATGAAACAGTCTGCGGCAATTCACCATATTCATTCCGTAGCTTACCAAGCTGGCTGATGAGGGCTGGCACTACTTTATCAATGGTTAACTGCCCCTGATCCGCCATAGATTTAAGGTCTTTACGCGCAACCCCCATCCCTGCCGCAAGCGCCCGTATAACCCTGTCACCGCTCTCGTTGACGGCATTGAATTCTTCACCTCTCAGCACGCCCTGCGCCAGAGCCTGGCTAAACTGAGTGATGACCGAACTGGACTCCTGAGCATTCGCGCCAGAAAGTTTTAAACCAGTAGAAATAGCCTCAGTAATATCCAGCACCTGGCTGGAGCTGTAACCATATTCCCGCATTGATGCTGCTGAACGGGAAAATAAATTAGCGTTGTCAGAAAAAGATGTACCCGTTTTCTGACTGATATCCATCAGCTGTTTTTGAGAGCTGGTAAAATCATCAGTTGATTGAGATGCCTGTTTTAGGCGGGC